TCCGGCCGGAATTGTATACATTTCGTAATATGCGTTATTGATAGAGCTTCCCTGTACTAATGAGATCCCGGAACCCTGATAGTTTGGATATTCATAATTGACCAAAAAGTTGACATTACCACGGCCTATTTTCTTTGTACCATCACCTAAGAATATTTCTGTTTCTGAAGGTGAATCGTATTTTAGCCTGAATTGATCCAGTGATGTTTTAAGAACCTTTTTAATAGGATTTGGCTCAATAAGTTTTAATGAGAAGGTTGCAAACATTTCTCCCTGGGTAAAAGTTTTTTGAACGGCTACATCCCCTTTCATGAAAACCTGATAAGCTAGTATTTTATAACCCATTGGTTCTATTTCAAGCCTTTGAGTTTCTGATTTTGAAAAATCAGCAATAACCAGATCTCTGAAATTTGCGAATAAATCTTCCCAATTGTTTCCTCTGATAAAACACTTAAGTTCTATTTCCCTTTCTTTAAATCTTACATTTTTTAGGTCCGGAGAAATACCATGATATTCAGCCCAATCATATTGTGTGATAGTTTTTCTTTCAAGTAAACCCACCAGATTAGACGATTCCGAAACATACACTCCGAAATCTTTGAAAGATTTACCATTTAAAGAATATTTTACTTCACTCATTTTTTAAAGGTTGATTTATGAATTCTTACATCACCAAACATTTTTATTTTTTCGTTTCCGTACGAGAAAACCTCTACTCTTGAATTTTCAAAACTTTCAATTTCTAATTCAGCAGAATCTAAAAGATTGATAATTAATATTGCATTTTCAGAAACACTGATTTTTGCCTTTGTATTATGCCTTAAAATCAACTGAGAAACTGAAAAGCCATTGTATATCATCTGTATGTTTGAATCACCGAAAAAGGCGGCTTTTGACAGATTATTCGGCATTCCTACATAATCAGTAAACAAACCGTATGTCTCTGTTTTTCCTTTGAAATTTCGCAAGGTTTCGATGTTCGGGAAGTCTTTTTCCATTGACCAATCATCACCAGCGAAGTACATTTCACAAAAGCTTTTTATCGATGAATCATTCTTCATTTTCTCCTGCCACTGTTGACAAAGATTTTGCTCTATCGCCAATTCCAATATTTTTGTAGTTTCCATTATGGTATTCCTGCTAATTGATTTTTTGTTTTTGAATTTAATTCAGCTAAATCCTTACGCATTTGAATAAGATTTCTTGTGTTAAATTCGATCTGAGATAAAATCAGTGTCTGATTATTTGAAACTAATTGATTGCCCTGCATTATTTTAAGAACCTCAACCACATTAATTCGAATTGCATTAAATTGAGCTTCTAATGCACCGGCTGTTTTTTCGGTGATTCCTTTAATGTCTCCCTTCAATCCCTGAGCATTTTCAGCAGATTCACCAAAAAGCTCTTTGTATTGTTCCAATGCAGCGGTATATTGAGCCATAGCATCAGTGCCCATTGCTTTGATCTTTTCTCTTTCCTCCTCTGTTAATCCATCGAAAGAACCGCTAATATTTGACGCGGCTATTTGCTGTTTTAAGTCACTGATTAATTGTTCGAGTTTCTTCCTTTCTTGATCCAGATTTAAAAATTCATCCGGATTATTCCAGAAACCCTGACCAAGCTTCTTATTCACTTCAGCAAGCATATCTTGGGTTTCTTTCAATTTTTGTGCGGCGGCCGTAGTGTCAACGTTTCCAAATCCCATAGAGGAATAAAGAGCATCAACCATATCTTTAACAGCCGGTTCAAGGAATTTTATTTTCAGCGCGTTGGCAACTGCATTCCGCATTACATCATCAACAACCTTGTCGAATGCCTTCGCTGCATCTTCACCTTGTCCAAATGCTTGAATTAAGGCATCAGCCATTTTCTGTGCTAAATCCTTAAACTCGATTGTTGTAACACTTGTTTTGAAATTATCAACAATTTCTTCTATCTTATTGTTAATCTCTTGAATTTGTTGACTGTAACTAGCAGTCTTTTCGCTATCAACACTCTTTTTATCATTTTCTTCTTGCCTCATTTTAATCAATAGATCTTGCTGTTCTCTAAGATTAGAAATGAGCTGTCTTTGCATTTGCAATGCGCTTTCTCCGGCTGTTTTTTCAATGACATTTAGTAGTTCGTCATAAGAAGCTTTCAGGTCTTCAATCGCCCGTTGCCACTTCCGAATGTGTTTTTCCCTATCAACATCACCATTCATCAACTTTGTTAATGAAGCTGCCATTTGCACTATACCTCCGGCCATTTTAGCATAGTCACCAGAAGCATATCCGGCAACGGCATTTACTATTCCGTCAAATAATTGCTGAACATCTTTTAAAGTGTCTTGAGCTTCCTGCGATAACACACCTAATGCTCCTCCTAATTGGGACGCAAAGGCAACTGTTGCATCCGCAGTAGCACCTGTAACGGTAAAAACCTCACTCAATGCCACACGTGTCGAATCTAACTGCTCATTGTATTCTTTAACGCCTTTACCATATTTTTTTTCAGCTTCGGCCAGCTTTTTCTTTTCTTCATTATATTTTTTTATGGAAACTCCTATTGCATCAAAAGGATTTCTATTTTCAATTTGATCATTGAGCTTTGTCATTGCGTCTTGAACAACTTTTAAATCTTCTGGCTTTAAAGCCAATGCTTGATCAGATTTAAGAATATTAGCAAAACCTTCTCTGATTTTTTTAAGAGTTTTTGGCCCAACTTTTTCCAGGTCTCCAAAAGCCTTCACCCATAAATCCGTTTTTTGGAATAATTCTAATGACAAACCGGATATTTCCTTTGCTTGTTCTTTATTTGCCTGATTGTCTAACTCAGTCTTTTTCTCAGGTGTTAATTTTTTGTTCGAAGCATTTCTTTTTCTGATATCATCGTATTTCTTCTCAATTTCAATTTTCTTTTCTTCAAAAGATCTTTGTTCCTTAAGAAAGCTATCGTAAATACTTCTTTGTTCTTGTATTTTTTCTTGTAATTTTTCGTCTGCTGCGGCAAAAAAACCATTGCTTACACCTGTGTTGTCCTGAGAATCTCGTAAGCTTTGTAAATACTCAATTTGATCATTAATAGAAGGAAGTTTCTGTAAAGCCCTATCTATTGAATCATTAAATTTAGTTAACGCATCTTTTTCTCCAGTTAAAGTTGAAAGTACGTTTTTAAGCTTTTCCCACTGATTTAATTCTGAATCGGTTAAGGTTACACCCTCTCTTCTTTTGTCGTCTAAAGCGTTAAATTGTCGAGAAATGTCATCGTAATAAGAACCTTTTAATTCGGGAAATTGAGCGTTAGCAATATCATCACCATAATGTTTTGCGATAAGGTATTTAGCTTTCCATAATCTTTCAGTCTCAATCAGTTGCTCTTCAAAAGATTTAACTTCAATTTCCTTTCTCTTTTCTTCAAGAAGTTGATTTATATTTTGTAACCTCTTTTTAGCCTCCTCTATCGATACATTTTCACCAGTAAACAAAGGATTTCCTTTTTTATCCTTGTCTTTTCCGTATTTATCAAGTTTCCTTAATTTGACAACACCATTTTCTACAGTTTGTAAAGCTTCTGCAATGAGTTGAGCCTTTCTCTCAAGATCTTTTATACTGTTTTCGGGGAATATTTCTGCTAGCTGGTTTTCTTTTTTATCCTTCTTAGGATTTAAAGCATCCAGTTTGGCTTGTAATTTTGCAATATTTTCTTTTATTCTACGAGCTTGTGAAGCATTTGGGGCTTTTTTGTAAGCTTCTTCAAGTTCATCAATCTGAGCCTGTATTTGTTCAACATAACCCAATGAAGCAGGTTTATCTTCCTCACTTTTTAAAATTTCAGGTTTGAAGCCTGTTAATTCTTTTGCAAGCTTTTCAGCCTGTTTCTTTTTTAAATCTAAAACTTCACCACTATCTTTTCCAAGTTTGATTTCTCTTTCAAGCTGAGCAAGCTGTTTTTCTTTTTGAGCGATTTCCGTGTTATTATTACGGATTATTGTATTTGAAATAGATGTTTTTTCATTTGCCAGGTTTTGCTGTTCTCTCCATTTTTTGGCAAGAGCATCACGTTTCCTTTCAGCATCGTAAGCTTTTCTTTGATATTCAAGAGACGCTTTTCCCGACTTACGAGCATCTTCATCTAATTTTCTCCATTTTTTTGCTTCTGCATCAGCATCGGACACTTGTGTTTTTAATGCTCCTGCTTTAAATTGTTCTTCAAATGATGCTTCAAGAAATTTTGTAGCAGCTGCAGCTTTGGCCTGAGCCATAGCAAATGCATCTATTTTTCCGATAACAAAATCAAGAGCGTTTCCAAGTTGACGAGTTGCACGGTATTGAGCATCAAGAGTTCCTCTAAATGATGGATCAATAGCAATTAAACGCTCATATGCTTGTTTCCTTTGTTCTAAAGATGAATTTTCATTTCTAATTATATTGATTAATTCAGTAATACTGGCTTTTGTTTGAGAAACGCCTTTCCCGAAACTATCATTATAAGAATTCATTACGGCTTCTTGTGCTTTTTGTGCAGAAGTTTGTTTTTCAATAATACCAATTAGCTCACCAAGTTCGGCTCTATAATTATAAGTAACAGCAATAAGAGCGGCTATTAATGTAGCTAATAAAATATATGGATTTCTTAGAGATGCAGCGTTTAATGCTTCCTGAGCAACAGTTGCACCCCTTATAATTCTAATAAGATTTGCAAAACCCTGTATGATTGCAGGCGAAGTCATTCCAGATTGCAATAAACTCGTAACAATTAAAGCAGCCCTATACGCTCCATAAATCTCTATTAACGTTAAAAGTACTTTAGCAACATCTTGATAATGCTCAACTAAATATATAAGCCCCTGAACTCCATCGGATAAAACGCTTTCTTGGCTTTCACCAATTTCATTAAGCATTTGATCCCAAGTGTCTCCCAAGTTGGATACTTGACCTGAAAGTGACTTGGACTGTTTTTCCATAAGGTTGAAAAACATTCCGCCTTCATTGGTCATAGCAAATAAGACATCTTTAACGTCTTTAAATCCAATTTTGCCGGCTGAAACCATTGCTGATATTTCAGAAGTAGTTTTATTGAACTTTTTGGCGAGTTCGGCAACCATTGGAATCCCTGCTTCTGTGAACTGACGGAGATCATCACCCATCAATTTGCCTTTGGCTTTTACCTGTCCATAAACTAAATTAATACGTTCTAATGGCACAGAAAGACCAGCTGCAATATTACCAAGTCTAGTTAATGTGTCAACAACTTGATTGGCTGGAATCTGAAATGCTAATAATTGTTTTGCTCCTGAGGAAACGTCTTGTAAAGAGAATGGTGTTTTAGCAGCTAAATCTACCATTTGTCCCATTAAAGCCTGAGCCTTTCCGGCATCACCAAGCATTGTTGCAAAGGCAATTTCAGTCTTTTGAAACTCCCCCCTTACATTAATCATTTCCATCACAAAGCTTTTTAAAGCAGATGCTGAAAAATAACTTGCAATACCAACTGAAAGATTTTTGAAAGAAGAATCCATATTTTGTGATTCCCTTGATACCGTTTGAGAAAGCCCGGAAATATCCTGACGCATAGAGGAAATGTCTCTACGCCATTGGTTTAGGTCAATTCCTGCGCCGAAATATAAAGCTCCCTGAATAGTATTCATTATTTATTGAGTAGTTGTTGTAGGAAATCTTCTGATGTTTGTTCAGATAGATTTATGACCTGTTTATTTTCTTCTTTTTCTTCTTCTTCACTTTTGTAGCTTGGCGCATCAATGAGCATTCGCTGTACTATTCTCCAATCTACTTCCCAAAGCAAGTAGTCCAAAGTCCAACTGAAATGATGGCATATTTGACCCATAATTCCATAAATAGATTTTAAACCGTTTCCTCTATCGGCATCGCTTTGGTCGGTCGGTTTCCGTTCATTAATACCGTAGAGCTGAGAAAATTTTTGTAATCAGAATTTTTTAACAAATGAATTGCGAATTTTGATAATTCTTCAGAGTTAAGTGAATTCAACAAATGCTTTTTAATAAGTGGTTTGTAAATAAATTCAAATCTTCTCACCCATTTTGGAAACTCAGTTTCAATAGCTATGTAAACAGCTTCAACACATATTTTTGCATTATCTGTTACGGATTTATATTGAGCAGGAATTTGAATTGACATATCGTTATTGAAAATCTCTTTTTCATCTACATTTATTTTAATAAATACCTGAGATAACTTTATCATTTTTCCAAGTGTCATTTTTCCTGTATGCCACTTTGTTATTTTTCCAAAAAAAACTGTTTCAAATTCATAGCCCTTACCGGATAAAATATTTAGCTCTTCTTGTTCTTGATTTTCCATGTTTTTATGAAAAAGCCTACCTAAACAGATAGGCTTTATTTTTATTTGATTTTTAAACTCTGAAAGTAGAAATCGCAGCAGTTGCTGCTTTTGTTGGTTGTAAAACCGTTCCTGTCACCTCAACCCCAAGCAACGCAGCTCTTCCAATTTCGGATGAGAATTTCGCTGTGATTTTAGCTCTTGGAATATTTAATCCAATTCCTTGTTTTGGAGTAAATTTGATAGATCTTTCAATAGATACTGGAGTAATTGGATAACTGTATACAGTTGTTGCTCCTGTTCCGGTTTTTGAACCTCCAAATACAGCTATTAGGGTGTCTTCGTCTGGATTAGCAATTGTAAATGCGATTGCAATCTTACTCGCTTTAGATTCGATGTGAATTGGAGTATCAAGTTCTTCAACATTGAATTCTGTTTCCGTTGGATCATCCATGTTGATTGCTGCTGATCCTTCTTCGGTGTAGCCTAATGGTGCGAGTGTAGTTCCCATACCGCCGTCTCCGGCAATTGGTCCAACTGCAATTTCTGCTACGCCTATATTAATAAGTCCTGCCATTGTTTTGTATTTTTGTTAGTTATATGCTTTTAAATTGATTCTGAAATTGATATAGTTTGCTTTCTCTGTTTCTTCCTCGAAAGTGTTATGATTTACTACTGTGAGATTAAATCCCG